CATCCGTAGATAAGTTTAATATTCGTGACTTGTCTACTTTAATTTTTTGTATATAATATATATTACAAGTCTATTCTAGCCTACTCTAATTTATGAGTGTGCGGTAATACCTGATTCTTAGGTGGGCTAACTATTACATCCTCACATAATTTGTGGTAAATACTGGTACTGGCGTATTCTATTCCAGCAATTTTCAACTCTCCGCAATTTTTAAGCCTTGCCAATTCGTAGTTCAATCTTTCCTTAGATAGTATTTGACTTTGTATTTTCTCTTGGGTCGTTGCAGAGTTTAAACACGCATCTTGAAATCTTTGATCCAATGGAAAAGTAAAAGTTAATGCTGCACCAAAATTGAGTCCTAGACTATCCTTATTACCGCTATAGTTTTCTCTATAAAATAATATTTCACCTGGATTTGTTAGTTCTCCTGTATCTGGATCTGTAGCATCGTTATATACAGGAGTTAAATAAGTGTAATCAAATGGTCGCTTCTGATTAAACGAAGTGGTGACAAATGGGCTAAATGACATTTGTGGGCCTTGGCATCTTATACCATTTCCGTAATGATTTTCTATCGTATTTCCTTGTAAAACCTGCGTTGCAAAGTTTGAGACAGATCCACTAGCAGAAGCAGAGGGAGCAGCAGTATTTGAAGTGTTAGCTAATACAGGATTACCTAAAAGACTTATTGCGAGAATATAGTTGTGGTATCCGTTACGCTTTGAGATTCTATGGTGCGTGTTACGTCTGTGACAGACTGTAAACCAGGTGGTGTATAGACTTCTGTAAATTGAAAGGCATCTCCAGGGTTTGTTATTGACCAATTTGGTTTTTCTCCTAAATCTAAACCTGTCCATGTGTAAGTCGTACCATTTATATTTTCAGTAACAGTTGCATTTGGAGCAGATATAGTTGTTCCATCATGTTCGATACCTGATCCTGTAACTGAATATGTGTACCCAGAATTATAGTTTGATGTTCGTATAGTCTCTGTAATATTTGTGGTAGTTTCTGTTCGGCTGCTGGAACTACCCTGAGTGAAGTTAGGCACAATAGGCACAGCGTAGACAGGGCTAGATATAAGAAAAACAAACGGAAGTGTCCTCCACATCAGTCAATGGTTAAGTCGGTAACAAACGAACCAGTAAGCGTAACACCTGTACCAGTTCCAGGAGTAAGGGTAATTGTATGGTTATCTAAACCAATATCTGCTGTGCCTACACTAGCTGACTCAGTTGACGTAATATTTGAGAAGTTTGGTATCTCACCAACTGTGGCTGCTGCTGAAGGTGTAGCGTCACCTTCTACATAACTTGTTGCGAAACTGAACGCATCCCCCTGTGTTGTTTGAGCTACTGAATCTGGGAAAGTAATTGATGGTACGCCATCTGATGTAGTTCCAAAGCCACCAATAGAACTAGCACTGTCAGAATCGAGCGTGGTTACATTGCTTCCCGAAATACTGTATGAACTTGAAACTTTCTCGGCAATACTGCCAGCAGTTACCGCTTCAAGCTG